GTTTGAAATTTTCCAATACTTTGCCGTTACGTGTATATTGAGTGACAGTTCTCTGCTCGTGATCGATCACAGTTAAACAACGAACGCCGTCTAGTTTACGCTCAACGATCTTTTTCCCAGCGAGTTTGGTTTCGTGATTAGCAGAGTCGTGGCTGAGCTGACACTCGAATACAGGAACTGCATACTGCGTCTTCTTTTGTTTTTTAGCCACAGTGTTCACAGTCTTTTCTGAAACACCACAGCGTAGGTCTTTGATTAGAATACGACGATAAAAGTCGTTCCATTGTTCTTTGGTAGCCACATCCATGGCTAATTGGATAGCATCTCTAGCTGCGTGTCCAGTAAGTTCTCGCTTGTAAAGAGATTCCGCCAACTGCTTGAAGTTGTCCCAGCTGAGACCCTGACCATCTTTATCACTGACAGGGACCTGCTTGACACCAAAGGTATAAAGATTGTCCAAACACATACGGACGCCTTCAAAGAACTCATCTAATCCTTCGCCCATCGCATCGACCAAAACAGCTTCTTTGGCAAGACGACTGTTATCTGCTTCAAGGCGTTGAATAATAATCTGTGGTTGTGTTCTCATACAATTAGATCCTTTGTGGTTTTACGATTGCTATAAATTTTGTAAGAATTGTTTTCACGAACCCACTCTGCAAAATCTTGCGGGGTTACAGTAAACCAATGCTGAATATCTTGGGGTCCAACATCATCCTCTGAGGTGAATACATAGATCTCATAATGGCGATGCGTGTTAAACTGTGCTCGAAGTATTAGGGCCTGAAGATTAAACTTCATAGGCTTTTTTACTCGCTTATTTTGTTTTATACTGTCAAATAAATGATCTTTGGCCCAATTCTCTGGATGATGTTCTGTGATTTCTTCAAAGAACTCTACACCTAAATTGTCCCAACTGACAATGTAATATCGCACTGTCTGCTCCTAGGTTTCTACAATGTTTAAATTGTAGCACAAGGAGAACTTTGTGTCAATCAGATTCGATGAAAAGATTGGTGTTGAGGCCGGATGTTGTATCAAAGCGTTCGCTCATTTTGGCAAACATTTTTGGATCTCGTTCAACCAAAATGCAGTTTCTTCCCGTGTTCTTGGCAGCGATTCCTGTACTTCCACTGCCTGCGAATGTGTCCAAAATTATGTCGCCTGGATTGGAACACAGCTCGATAAAGTATTCTAAAATCTCTGTAGGTTTTTGGGTCGGGTGTATCTTGCCGCCTAACCCTCCACTGTAGGTAATAGTATTTGGTACAATAGCCTGTACCTTGCTGCCAGACTGTTTTCTACTCTTTATCATTGCTTCTGCTTCTTTTTGAGCAGCAGCAAAGATGCTGTCTAGGCTGCGACTGCCTAGTCCGTCTTTGACTTCCCTGTACATAATACTAGACACCTTATCAGCCACAGCATATCTGTCTACGATCGAATTAAGGTCTGTGTCAGAATTGAATGTTCTCTTACCGCCAGGTTTGATACCCCATAAGATGTATTCACAACCACTAACAGGATTAACTCCTCGATTGAAAGGCACAGCCGCAGGCTTCTTCCAAGTCCAGACACGCTTGGGTTCAAGGCCGACGTCCGCCATTGTCTTCCAAAGATAGCTGATGTACTGATCGGAGATGAATACGGCAAAACTACCGCCTTTGCGCAGTTTACTATGCCACAGCTTACTCCATTGCTCTAACTGTAACAGAAACTGATCGTGTGTAACGGCATCCCAATCCTGTTCAAAGTTTTCGCTGAACTTTTGGCTATGGATGGTATTTTTGTTTTCGCCTGTTTCCGGATCAATCCAAACAGGCTTCGCACCATCATTGCTGATGTTATAGGGAGGATCGGTGAGAACAAAGTCTATAGATCCGTCGGCGATTTGGTCGGCGACTTCTAGGCAGTCACCTTGAATAAGTGTAGTCATACAGTAATTATACAGGAATTAATCTAGAATAGCAATGAATCCGGGTAGGTTGTTGCCCGGAATATGGCTAGGTGCGTGATATTGGAAAGCAAATTTAAGTTCGGTAAATGGCCTTGTGGTAATTTTAATTCCGCCATTGACAGTAATATCAATCTTACCTAAAACAGCATCAGCCTTGTTTACGATGTCAGTCATTATTTTTGAGTAACCGTCAGCGTCGCCGCCTCTTGTGACAAAGTTAAGAAGTCCTACTCCTAACACATAGGTTAAAATGTCTGCGCCCGAATCTACTGGATCTCTATCAAAGCTTCTTTTGCCTGCGGCCTTTTCAACTTTCGGCGCTTCCTTCTTACTGCCCATATAATAGGCTCCATCTGCAGGCAGTCCTACAGGCTTGCCCCACCCACCTGAAGTCATCGCCGGATAAAAAGTTTTTAGAAACGTTCCATAATCTGTGATCTTTTTAGCCTTTAGTGCGGATGACAATTGAGAAAAGTTTTCAATTTTCGGAACACCCAAAATTTTCATCATTTCTTTATGCTCGGCTATTCCAGACTGCGATGCCGCTGAAATGATTTTATCTTTGTTGTTTCCTCCAGCTTTGGGATGAAACTTTTTCAACATTTCAAATTTTTGTTTGTTAGGATCATCGGCTGTTATGGCCTGCTCATATTTGTCCATTAAATCTGCAATTGAGCGAAAACTTGTTCCGCTGCCGCTGAGACTTTTTACTGAAATATTCTGAGATCCTACCTTAACATCGATCAACGGACTGTTGCCAACAGGGAATTCAGCATTATCATTATCATCCATAATAGCAATAGGAGCCAAAACTTCTCCAAAATCTACACTGAGTTGATTTCTGTCAGTGGCTATAGCTTGATTAAGTTCAGGAGTAAGTTGGCCCTGTCCTCTACTAGCAGCGATGTCTATCAACGATAACAATGCATTTTTTAAATTGTCATCTTTGGCCTTTTTGGCTACAGCATCTTTAGCACTTTGGATCAGTTCATTTCTGGATAAAACTTTACCTGCTAGGCCAAGATTAGTAGGACTGTATTCTTTAATACCGACACCTACAGCAGTTTCTTCAGTGCCTTTGCTAGATATCACAAAACTAAAAATTTTGTTGTCTTTGGTAAAACTAAAAATATTTGCAGCATATTTTGTGCTCAAATAAGTTTGTTCCGGTTTTAGATCTGCCTGCGCATACCCCATCGAAGTAAGCGAGTTTATCAATTCTGATCTACTAACACTGAACACTCGAATATGTTCCACAGGCTTACTCTTACCTTTGCCGGTAGGCTCAAATCGTCCATTTGGAATAGATGTTTTGAGCTGAGATGCCAATTGATTTAATTCATGTTTTGATGCAAACTGCATACTTGTATCTTTCGTAGGAACAGGTGCTGACGATGTTGCATCAGCACCTTGGGTTGGAGTATCTTGAATTTCAAAAAATCGCATAGATTAATATTTAGCCCAAAAAGTCTTGCCAACTAGGATGAGCTATGTGGTAACCTCTGCGTTTGCGTTTTTCAACTAGATCCCAAAAATGAGGCTTATAAGGCAGCTTTTTGGGTTTCATTTTGCCTACGTGAGCAGCCTTTTTATAGTTACAGGGCTTGCAGGCAGTAGCAGAATTTTCCCAGGTTGTTTTGCCTCCTAGACTCACAGGATGGACGTGATCCAAAGTAGCATTGGACTCTTGAACCTCTGTACCGCAATATTGGCAGACATATTCGTCGCGAAGAAATATATTGCGTTTGCTGAGACGCATAGTGTGTTTTGGTCTTTGGTATTCTTTAAGCATAATTACAGCAGGCACACGAGTTTCCCAACGTGCGGATCTAACGACCCAATCGTCGTGCCAGGCTAAAACTTCAATTTTATCCAAAACCATATATCGAATAGCTTCTTGCCAATCTACTGTTGATAGTGGCAATAGGCTAACAGGTTGCATATCTGCGTTTAGTAGTAGAGTATTGCTCATTTCGTAACTTTCTTGTTGCTACTGTATTTAATCCTACAAGTATATGGCAAAATCAATCTAGCGTCAATCAAAATATTATAGTAATATATACACTTTACTTAAAGGAATATTATGGCATTGGTACCAATGGTTATTGAGTCTACATCAAAAGGCGAGCGTGCTTTTGATATCTACAGTAGACTGCTCAAAGAAAGAATAATTATGTTGAACGGCCCTATAGAAGATTATATGGCGAATTTGGTCGTAGCCCAACTGTTATTTTTAGAAAGTGAAAATCCAGACAAGGACATTAGTCTGTTCATAAACAGTCCAGGTGGCGTAGTCACAGCAGGTATGAGCATCTATGATACGATGCAGTTTATCAAACCAGATGTCGCCACCTATGTAATGGGGCAGGCCTGTTCTATGGGATCATTGCTAGCCCAGGCAGGTGCAGCAGGTAAAAGACATATGCTGCCTAACGCTCGTCATATGATTCATCAGCCCAGCGGAGGAGCTCGTGGGCAGGCCACAGACATTCAGATACAGGCTGAAGAAATTTTAAAAATGAAAAAGAATCTCACTGAGATCTATGTCAAGCATAACAGCAAAGATAAAACATTTGCAATGTTTTCTGCGGATATGGAAAGAGATAAGTTTATGTCAGCACAAGAAGCATTAGACTACGGGCTCGTAGATAAAATCATAGAGAAAAGACCATGAACCTACAGAAAGCAGGAAAAATAGACAAGGGCTGGGGATTTGAAATCATATGGAGTAACAATGAAAGTTACTGCGGCAAACTACTGGTGTTTACCAAGGTAGGTGCCAAAACCAGTATGGTATTCCATAAAGAAAAAAGAAAGAGCTGGTTTGTCAATGCCGGGAGATTCAAGGTAACTTACATAGATGTGGCCACTGGTCAAATCAAAGAAGCTATTCTAGAAGAAGGTAAGACCGCAGATTTCGCAGAGCTCAGCCCGCATCAGATCGAAGCTCTGCATCCTAATTCAGTGATCTTAGAAGTCGGGACTGCGGATTATGTTGAGGATCGTTTTAGACTTGCACCTGGTGATACGCAGACTTTAGAGCAACAATCAAATCACTCATCATAGAATCATCGTGGTATGGTGTAGGTGCAAATCGTAATCTTTCTGTACCTACATCTACCGTTGGATAGTTAATCGCCTGTACATAGATGTTGAACTCATTGAGTAAAAGATCGCTCATGGCTTTACACCTTTTAGCCTCTCCTACCAGTAACGGAACGATATGTGTAGTAGAACATCCCATCACAGGCAGTTCGTTCTCTTTCAGTAATTTCTTTAACTTGTTAGCACGTTCTTGATGTTTCTCACGAATCTCGTTATGATCCTTTAACCACTTGACCGCAGCCAATGCACCGGCACAGGCCACAGGACTCATTGACGTAGTAAAGATAAATCCAGCAGCTACAGAACGGATGGCATCAACGACATCAGCATCGGCAGCAATATAGCCACCTTGGACTCCATAGGCTTTCCCTAATGTACCATTGACTATGTCAATACGGGATTCTAGCCCAAGCTCTTCAACCTTCCCACCACCGTGGGTTCCATAGAGTCCTACCGCGTGTACTTCGTCTATGTAAGTTATAGCCTGATACTTGTCTGCTAGATCGCAGATTTGTTTAATAGGACTTACATCGCCATCCATACTGTAGACTGATTCAAAAACGATACAAGGAGTGTGCCCAGCCAGTTTGCTGTGTACTAACTTATCTTCCAGGTCTTGTAGATCGTTATGCTTGAAAACTTGTTTAGGAGCCCGAGAATGTTGTATGCCAACAATAAGGCTGTTATGATTGTTGCTGTCAGAAATAAACTGTATGTTAGGAATGATCTTGCTCAAGGCTATGATAGTCCACTCGTTGGCCACATAAGCTGAACTAAACAGCAAGGCTCTGCTCTTGTTATGTAACATTGCTAGCTCATGTTCTAAGGCCACGTGATAGTGGCTGGTTCCACCAATGTTGCGAGTGCCTCCAGATCCAGATCCTGTTTGATCTAAGGCTGTGTGCATAGCGTCTAAGACCACTTTGTGTTGGCCCATACCCAAATAGTCATTTGAGCACCAGTTTACTATGGTTTTAATATTGTAGGGACCGTACCAGATAGCTTTGGGAAAGTCACCTCGCTCGCGGATAATATCGTTGAAAACACGATATTTCCCAGATTCTTTAAGGTCTAATATGAGTTTTTTAAAGGGTTCTTTGTTAATCATCGTAACAGTATTTAACCGCTAAATATGTGATCGAGGATTGAACTATGGCAGATATCGTACAACTAGATGTACCCCTATTCATAAGACTACTGGAACTAAGTAGAGAAGATATAAAGCAAGACGCGGACATACACGATGTTGCTCAGGCAGTGATAGCTATGAGCGCCAACGGTCCTGTGACTATGGCAGACTACGACAAGATTGTAGGATTTATGAACAAGCAAGGTGACCCAGCAGAAGAAGAGTTCGCTCCGGACGATATCCGCAGATTCCGTCAAATCGTGGACCTAGCTGATCAAGGCGAACCAACTGAATATTCAAATACTCCTAAAGAAGAATATGCTGCTATGGATGCAGTAACCGCAGCAGCAGGCGGCGGTATGAATGCCCCAAAACACACAAAAGACATCCGTGGCGACAGCTTTAGAATTTACGGAGACAACTAATGGCAACAATTAATTATTGGGGCTTAAGTAGCGTCAAAGATTCAGTGACAGTGGCATTAACTGTTACTATCGATCAACTGATCTCTGCTATCGCTTCTGACGAAGGATTGCCAACGGATTACTATAAGATTAGTTTATTAAACAATCCTGCGATCAATGACGTAGTTTATGGTGATAGTTCGACTACACTAACTGCTATGGGCATAGTAGATGGAGACACTATACTGTGTACTCCGAATCAAGTGGGTACTAAAGAAGATCGACAGATACAAAAACTAGAGATAGCCAAAGTAAACAGAGCAAGAACTGGTAGACCCGATGTGTATAATAGAGATGATCTACCTACAAAATATGTAGGAAATACAGTAGTAGATAATCCTAACGTAGGCGGACTTGTTGACGGACGTCCTTGGAGTTAATCAATGGCATTTAACGGACAACGATTAAACCCCAGCGAACAACCTTGGGACACCACCAACTACACACACGCTAGCGATCCTAATCTACAAGAATTGCATCGTGCAATGGACTACAATGGTGTCGGCGAGCCAATAATAAGAGTACAGGCAGACTTAACAGGATCTGGACCCGGCAATGGAGTCATATCTACGGTTGATAGCAAAGGTCGTCTCAAAGTCCAGACACAGGAAACTATATTCTTTAACACATTCCAATACGGTAAAGAAACAGATGTCTGGGATGAAAGTACTACATCAGGTGGCTCAGCAGTATTTGACGCTACCCTAAGCCAAATTGCTATGAGCGTCTCTAGCACTGTAGGATCTAAAGTTATACGACAGACTCGCAACGTACAACGCTATACTCCAGGTAGAGCACAGAACATTTCTTTTGCTGTTAGATTTGAAATGCCCGTAACTGGAGTTAGACGCAGACTAGGAATGTATGACGGCAGTGATGGATTTTATTTTGAAGATTGTGGCACAGTGGATCCAGACACAGGCGAGCCACAATATGCTGTAGTGGTAATCAACAGCGATGGTGCTACTCCTACTGTAGAGAGAATCTATCGCAAAGATTGGAATGGCGATAAGTTAGATGGCACTGGTCCAAGCGGCATCACCGCAGTACCTGACGCACAACAAGTTATTAGTGTTGAATATGAGTGGTATGGTGCTGGACAGATTGTATTCAGCTGGGTGATCAACGGATTCCCCCGTGTAATACACGTAGTCAACAACGGCAACAGACTTAAGAGTCCGTGGAGTAAAACACCTTTCTTACCCATTAGACTAGAGATTGAAAACTTTGGCGGTGCTGCCGGCACACACTATATGTGGCAAGGATCAAATAGTCTATTAGTAGAAGGTAGTGTGGAAAAACTAGGTATTGCTGAAAACATACTAACACCACTAACTGGTATTAACCTACCTTCCGCTAACACATTTTACCCTGTGCTCAGCATTAGAATGAAAAGCACAGCACTGACAGGCATTGTGATTCCCACATACTTCCAAGCCAGCACATTGGACAACACTGACATCTACTATAAACTTATACGTAATGCCACAGTCAACGGAACTTGGACAGATCATCCCGACACTAATGCGTTCACGCAATACAACTATACCAGCACAGGTGCTATCACAGATGGCTCTTCATTAGACAGTGGTATGATCACTGCCAACAGTGGTGGCGGCCCTATTAGGATAGACACTGACACAGTCTATCAGATTGGACGCAGCAGTTTGGGCACAGTCAGCGACACACTAACTCTAGCCATTGCGGCTAGAAACGCTAACAAAAATGCTGTGGCTACAATGACTTGGATTGAACAGAGATGATCTACAGAAAATATATCAACATAGTAGAAGCAGCCAACAAAGGCTGTCCTATTGCTACCTACGACATAGATGTTAATCTAAAGAATCGTCAGAAGGCTATAGATGAATATCACTACGGTCCTGCTAATCCAGATGAGCCAGAGTCGTACTGGAAGGATGCTGCCAAGCGTTGGAACATTACAGAAAAGACTGCTAAGACTATGCTGTGTGGTAATTGTGCAGCCTTTGATGTTTCAGACAAGATGTGGGCTTGTATAGAATCGGGTATCAAGGGCGATGAAAAGGATGCAGATGCTATGGCTACAATACACAAGGCAGACTTAGGTTACTGCAACTTCTTACATTTTAAATGCGCTGGCGACCGTAGTTGTACAGCGTGGGTCACAGGTGGCGCCATAGATGACAAGGATCGAACAGAATGAACATGAGAGAACTTATCGACATCGCAGAAGGCAAATTTAGATCCAAAGACATAGAAGATTTTGTGCCTAACGACAGCGATCTAGACGATATCAAATCACAGTTTCTACCTGACTGGGAAATGTTGGATCACAGGACTCTACAGGCCAAGTATGTGGCCAAAGATCATCGTCATGCTCTAGAATTTGTCGAGTTTATAAATCGCTTATCAGAAAAGATGGACCACTTCGCAGAAGTCACACAGGATGTCGCAGAAGTCACTGTAAAGACATCTACGTTCGATGTCAAAGGACTGACTATATTAGATTTTAAATTGGCTCTCTATGTAGATAGGTATACTGAAAAGAATGAAATAGAGCAGGTGCGTATGCAAGGTAACTTTGGTATGCACAAAGAATCTTGGAGCAAGAAATACAAAAAAAGTATAAATTGCAATAATCCCAAAGGTTTCAGCCAAAAAGCACATTGCCAAGGACGAAAGAAATAATAAGGAGTGACAAATGACAACAGAACAGAATGAAATGATTTGTAATCATTGTAAACATACAGCACACTGTGGACAAAGTTGTTTAGACGAAAGCTGCGATCACTGCTCGGAATGTGCCTGCAATTATTGTCAAGCAGAAAACGAACAGGATTTAACTCACAACTAAATATATACTATGAGAGCAGCTGAATTCATGCGGGCATTGGCCGACATTATTGAAAAACTAGACAGCGACCAGTCGAACGATTCTGTCGCTAAAAATCCAGAAGAAAAAGACCCTAATCCAGTAATGGTCAGCCCTTTACAGCAAGAGATTGAACTGAAAAAAGCAGAAGCTGGCAAAGAGTCTCCGATCATCAACAAACTTACCAGAGACGAAACTGAGCACAATCCTCACAATCCGATCTTTCGTAGATAAACACTAACATAATTCCAAAATAGGTCTTCCGATAAATATTGGTATGACCATTCATAAAATCAAAGCAGGTAGGGTTCCAGGAGCGATAGCAGACGATTTTGTAGGCGATCTAGGAACCTTATTTTACAGTGAAGAATTAGGCGACCTTCGCATTGGAGATGGTGTAACTCCGGGTGGTGTGCTCATCTCGTCAGGCGGAGGAGGAGGCGATTATACATTACCTACAGCTTCTACTACAGTAAAGGGTGGAGTAAAAGTCGACGGCACAACTATAACCATCGCCAATCAAATTATCAGCGTTGCTAACGGAGTATTCAGCGATCAAAGTTATGCAAACCCTAGTTGGATAACTAGCCTAGCTTATTCAAAGCTCACAGGCACCCCAACAATACCCACTAATACTAACCAGCTAACTAATGGCGCTGGGTACATAACAAGTTCGGCATTAACTGGGTATGCTACGGAAAGTTATGTGACCACTAGAGGGTACCTGACAACAGTAAGTTGGAACGACGTAACCAGTAAACCTACATTTGCTACAGTAGCTACCAGTGGCAGTTACACAGATTTAACCAATAAGCCTATACTGTTCAGCGGTAGTTACAATGACTTAACAAATAAACCTACTTTATTTTCAGGTAGCTATACAGATTTAACTAATAAACCCACAATACCCACAGACATCAATCAACTGACTGATGCGTCGGGACTGTTAGGACAAGGTGGGGGTGGTACCACCTATATAACTAACAATGTAGAAAATCCTTATACCTTTAGCGTAGCCGGTGACGACAGCACACTTAGAGAAATTTCAAACGGAGAAACTTTGAAATTCCAAGGTGCTACAGGAATAACAATTACTTCGGATACTGAAGGTAAAATAACCATTACTGGTCCCGACCTTAGTTCTTATGCTACACAAAGTTACGTAACCACACAGGGTTATATCACTAGTTCTGCGTTAACAGGTCTAGCCACTGAAACATATGTAACCACAAGAGGGTATCTAACCACAGTCGACTATTCAATTATAACAAACACCCCTAGTTTATTCAGCGGTAGTTATAACGATCTATCTAACAAACCAACTATACCAACAGACACTAATCAGCTAGTGAACTCTGCAGGATTTATCACTAGTTCAGCATTAACAGGGTACGCTACAGAAAGTTATGTGACCACAAGGGGATATCTAACCACGGTCAGTTGGAATCAGCTTACAGACAAACCTAACCTAGCTGGAACATATTCTTGGTCAATAGCCGCAGACGATTCAACACAACGACAAGTTAACAGCGATAATCTAATTAAGTTTGTAGGCGGCACAGGAATAACCACCAGCAGTGATACAGATGGAAACATTACCATCGATGGCTTCAGCGGCAGCTATAATGATCTCTCCGACAAACCCACCAGCACAGCACTGAATGCCAATGGCACATTATCAATGCCTCCTCTGTCTTCAGAACCGGCAGGTAAAGCAGCAGGACAGATAGCATTAGCCGATGGTAACAGTTGGGATCCTTTGGCCAAAGGATTGAATCAGCCTTATCTCACGATCTACACAGGGACATCCTGGATAGAAATCGGAGGTATCACGATGGATCAGGTTTATACCGCTATTTTAGAGATGACATAATGTTCCGCAGACATCAAATTACGCTAATGTCAGATCCTTCTTGTACGAAAAGGATTGAAGACCTTGATGTAAGTGATTTTAGATATTATGACAAGGACGGATTTGAACTTAATCTAGCAGAGCAGAAATTCTATGCCGCTATGAAATATCCGATCGATCACGAAATCTTAAACCATCATTGTTGGCAAGAACCTTGGTTTGAATTAGAAAACAAAACTTCCGACCTAATATTAGATCACAGTATGTTCTTGTGCAGATGTAGGTATATTGGAGAGGCAGAGCAGCAATTACGAGAACTCAAGACAGCTGTCCCGCAGGCTGATATGTTATTAAGAACAAAACAGAAATGGGGGTTTGATTTCGCCCTAGATGCTGTCTCAGAAGACGGATCCGTGTTTGAAGTTCTGCACGTAGAATACGATCATTGCGATTATGATTTCTTTAAAAATCGAATGATTAATTTTGAATGGACTGTACGTCATACAGATTGGACAGATGCTGCCCACAGTGTTTGGCAACATCGGAAGCAGTGGGAATCTCTACAGGGGTTTGAACAGAACCATTGGAAATCCAATTTTCTTATTGGTTGGACAAAAGCCGAGTATACAGAGAAAAGTATATAAATACAGCTATTATTCGTGAGGTTTCTATGTTTTCTAAAGAAAAAGCCATCCTATTAATGATAGGATTCCTGCTGTTTTTTCCATTAACAAAAGCAGCATTCGCACAAAAAGCACCTAAGGGTGTTACATACGATGCACAAATCCTAAGAGTGAGTGATGGCGATACGGTGGTGATCGCAGCCCCCTTTCTACCAGCACCCCTTAAGCCAGAATTGGCAGTTAGAGTCTACGGTGTTGATACACCAGAAAAAGGACATCGTGCTCAATGCCCTTCAGAAGCACAGCGAGGAGAAGCAGCCTCAGCATTCACTAAGAATGCTATCGCAACCGCAGCAGCCAGTGGAGGCAAGTTTCAAGCTACGCTCTACGGGTGGGACAAGTTTGGAGGTCGTGTACTTGGTGACATTTTAGTCAACGGACAAAGTCTCCGTGCTGCTCTCATAGCAAACGGTTTCGCTCGTGAGTACTACGGCGAGGCAAAACAAAGCTGGTGTAATTAATATGAACGTCAATGGCTACAAAGTTTTCGCTGATCTGTTAGAAAGTCACATCGACGAAGCCAGTACTTCTCTGAGTCTTATTTCTGGAAATTCTGGTGGCAAAGAAGTGGTTACATATCTTCATAAAGATATGAAATTAGCCCACGATCAAGACTATCGACAGGTAGAAAAGATCAGTTGGAGTGATCTTAAAGAGCCTTACAGAGGATCATGGGTCATTGTCGTAGGATCAAAAGGCACAGGTGCTATTAGATCACGCAGAGATACCTATGATGCTGTTTCCAGTGCAGGCGGCCCAGTTGATACTACTTCAGATGGGCGCGGCGGAAATATTTTAGATTTTCTCAAGACAAACATCGGCAAATTACAAAAGTTTTATGTTGGTCGTAACACATCAGCCGTCGATGATAAACAACAAAAACGAGCTGACGCTAAGAAAGGTCTAGAGAGAACCGTTGATCAAGAAATGCTGATGAAGAAGTTCAAACCTCTATGGGCCAAAGCCATACAATCAGCTGTGGCAGACATCAAAGGTCACGTGGCCAATATGATTAAGAATGATGCATTTGAAAAAGCTAAACGCAAACTGTCACAGGTTGAAAGTTTGCAGAACGCACTAGAAGGTCTAGAAGCAGGTACCAGTGCAGACACACCCGGATCAGTAAAAAGTGCTATCAACATTGCAGTGCTAATGGCTGCTAGTCATCATTACCCAGAACAGACAGGCTCTATTACTAAAGGTTATTCAAATAGCTATTCAGCACAGCGTAGCGAAGGACCTCAACAATTATTGAAAGACATTGCCAACGGAGATCAGAAAAAACTAGGTACGGTCTTAGGATTCTTTAAAAGGGCATTGATAACAGGATGAAACTCAATCAAATCGTTCTAGAAGCTAATATAGCAGCCAAACTCAAAGATCCTAAGATGATCAAGATGCTAGGCATCGCGATGCGTCACGATCAAACTCTACCTAAAGACAAAGTAGCCCGTCTAGGCACTAAGCCTTCGGATGAAGAAATTCTAAAGCTGTGGAGTGAAATGTTAGACGACAGTTTGCGTTCAACTAGCTACGGTGATCTTTCTGCCGATGGCAAATTTGATGACTGGCTGACTAGATTGTATGTCAACGGTGTGGTTGACTATGAAGATGTCAACGGAGAAGGCGGCGATGCATTAGGAGCTTGGAAAGCACTAAGCATCAGAGGTAAGCTCAAAGAGCCACATCA